GAGATCGTCGGCTCTGCCGAGGTGGACCTCACCAGCTATGCTACACGGGAAAGCGTGGCAAAGGCGGATGATAACCTCATCAAGGGCATCTACGACAACATGACCGCAAGCAGCGAGAAGTATCTGGGCAGTGGGAACCTGCTGCTGTTCTGGACGCTTCTGAAAAGCCTGCTCAATGGCCATGAATCCAGCATCAACGACCTGCTGGCCCGCGTGAAGTTGCTGGAGCTGATTCTGAGCGCTGATGTTACCGGCAATCCATACTATGTCACCTTCAACACCCTGACGGATGTTGTGGTATCCTCTGGCATCTGGAACGAGTCGGATGGACGCATTGAATTTTAACAGGAAGGAGGAAGCGCAATGCACATACCTGAAGATGAGGCCGAGCGTCGGCGTTTGAATGAGCGTGGCCGTGAAATCCTCCGGCGGAAGAACGGCGCTGTGCGTCCGCATCGTGAGGATGGCTATGTGAACCTCCTGAACAAGTACGGAACCAAGCAGGACAACTCCGAGGCGTACAAGTTTGAACGGGAGCCGGTCATCCCTGATATGCAGCTTACCGGGCTGTATGAGGGCAACGGCCTGTTCTCCAAAATCATTGATACGCCTGCCGAGGAAGCGCTGAAGCATGGCTTCGACCTGAACCTGAAAAGCGACGAGTTGAACGCCTTTGTGGAAGATGCTCTGGATGATCTCGAATGGGAAGAGAGAGCCGCCACCGCAATCAAGTGGACGCGGCTCTACGGTGGCGCTCTTATCGTCATGCTGATCGACGATGGGCGCGGGCTGGAGGAGCCTGTTGACTGGGAACATATCCGCAGCATTGATGAGCTGCGCGTCTATGAGCGTTCCATCGTACAGCCTGACTACGCCAGCCTGTACCAGCAGGACTACGGCGGGAAGGGCGTTGGGAACCGGGTGTCCAAGTTCGGACAGCCGGAATATTACTATGTTTCCAGCATCTACGGTTCCTTCAAGGTCCATGAGAGCCGATGTCTGGTGTTCCGCAACGGCGTTCTGCCGGAGCAGACCTCCAATGCAACCTACCTGTTCTGGGGTATGCCTGAATACGTCCGCATTCGCCGGGCGTTGCGGGAAACCGTAACAGCCCACACCGACAGCGTGAAGCTGCTGGAGCGGAGCGTGCAGGCTATCTACAGCATGAAGGGCCTTGCCTCTCTGCTGACCACGGATGACGGTGAGAACCAAGTGCTGAAGCGCCTACAGCTTGTAGACACTTCCCGTGGTCTGCTGAACAGCATCGCCATTGACTCCGAGGGAGAGCAGTACGACTTCAAGACGTTCCAGTTTTCCGGTGTCAAGGATGTCATCGACGCGACCTGCAATATGCTGTCCGCGCTGACGAACATCCCCCAGACAATTCTGTTTGGCCGCTCACCGGCCGGCATGAACGCCACCGGCGACAGTGACTTCGAGAGCTATTACAACTTTGTGGAGAAGATTCAGCGCTTGATGCTGAAGCGTAACCTCCGCACACTGCTGGACGTTGTGTTCCGGGCGGGCATCGCTTCAGGCGATGTGGCCGAGGAACCCGACTACAAGCTGGAGTTCAAGCCCCTGTGGAGCCTGAGCGACACAGAGCAGGCCGCAGTTGACCAGACCAAGGCTCAGACCGCTCTGGTCAAGGCCCAGACTGCGCAGGCATACGTCGATATGCAGGCGCTCGACCCCACCGAGGTGCGCCGCCGCCTTGCGTCCGATGAGGAGTTTGATGTCGAAGACATCATCTCCGAGGATGACGAGGATGATCTGTTGCAGTCGTTGCTGGGTACTGAGCCGAGCACCATGAGCGACGTGGAAGCCGCCCAGAAGAACATTGAGCAGGGGCAGGCTCCGGGCGGCGAGGAACAGAGCGCTACCGTAGCACCTACGGCCACTCCGCCGACCACCAATGCCGATGCCGCCGACACTGACTATGGTGTCGGCGTTCTTGTTGTGCAGGATGGCCGGTTTCTCTGCGGCACTCGCCTGAAGGGCGGCTCTGTTGGTGGACCGGGTGGGCATATCGAGGCGGGGGAGTCTCCGGAAGATGCAGCCATCCGCGAAACGCGGGAGGAGTTTGGCATCACTCCGAAAGACCTCATGCCGGTAGCCTTCCTGAGTGACCTGAAACCGCCGTACTGCCCGTCCCATGTGTTTATCTGCACGGATTTTGACGGCAGCATCCGGTGCGCTGATGGCGAGATGACCTCTCCGGGGTTCATCACCGCCGAAAAGGTGGCCGAGCTGTCCACTCAGAATCCGGAACGTCTGTTCCCACCGTTTGCCCAGAGCATCACCGCGCTGCTCGACGCTTTATCGTCAAATCCCGGTTTGACATCGGATGCACAAAATGCTAAGATGAAAGATAGGATGGACTTCAACGAAGCCGACCACCCACGGGATGAAAACGGGCAGTTCGCAGAGGGCGAGGGTAGCAGCTCTGGCTCCACCGAAAGCGGGCCTGCGGTATCTCCCGAAGGCGAAAACGTCCCCTGCACTGGGTTTGCCTCTCCTGCAAGGCTTGAAGATCATGCCACCCGCCACGGGTTGGCTGAGATGGGCTTTGCGACGAAAGAGGAATACCAGCAGAAGGGCATCGACTTTCTGAAGCAGCCTTGTGGCGGTGATGTTATTGGTTATGCTCGGCCTGATGGCGTAGTTGTTCGGTTCAACACCAAAACGACAGAGTACGCAACCGGTGTTCCCGGTGGGCCGCTTAAAACCTACATGAAAGCCAAGTGCAACCGAAAGACTGGCGAGGCACGGCCCGAAGTCGCCATGAAGTATTACGAGTTCAACAGGGAAAAGGACCTGAAGGAGGTAGACGATGAGCAAGGCAGTTAAATGCCCGGTATGCGGGCAGACCGAACTTGTCGATGACGGCGATGTCTGCGATGTCTGCAAGTGGTTCCATGACCGCTATCAGGAGGAGTTTCCTGATGAGGAGGACTGCGAGAACCACATGAGCCTGAACCAAGCCCGCGAGGCGTGGGCAGCAGGAAAGCAGGTGGAGTGAGCATGGATAACTTCAGAGTCATCTACCGCATTCTGCGGTATCTGGAAAAGGCGCTGGATTACGATGAGCCTAATATGGACTGCATCTCTGCAAAGGCGCTGAAGCTCTCTGACCAGCGCTGGGTAGCGCTGATGGAGATGCTTTCCAAGGAGGGCTACATCGACGGCTTTTCTGTGCAGAGAACCGTGGATGGCAGCATCCTTATCTCCAGCTCTACGCCGCGTATCACACTGAAGGGGCTGGAGTACCTGCAAGAAAACTCCCTGATGAAAAAAGCTGCCGAGCTTGCGAAAGGCGTAGCCGACATCATCACCTGAGAACCGAATAACGTACAGCAAAGAGCGATGGGAAACCACCGCTCTTTTTCTTTGCCCGAATTTCCCATCTCAAAACGGAACGGAGAAAGAGCATGAACAAGGTCGCGATTTACAGATATGATGAAAACAAACCCATGCGCACCCTGAACCTGAACGGCGAACCGTGGTTCGTTCTGCGGGATGTGTGCGAAGTCTTAGGGTTGGGCAACAGCCGCATGGTTGCAGACCGTCTGGACGAGGATGAGAAGGGGGTAAGTCAGATTGACACCCTTGGCGGCGTGCAGAATGCCACCATCATCAGCGAGTCCGGCCTGTACAACGTCATCCTGCGCAGCGATAAGCCGGAGGCCAAACCCTTCCGCAAGTGGGTCACGG